CGAGGTGCATCGGTTTATGGCCGTGGACAAACAGCGCGACCACTTCTGGTGCGTTGTCCGGGCGTTTCGTGCAGACGGATCGTCGCGACTTCTGCACGAGAGCAGGCCACTGACTTGGGAGACGCTCGACGCGATCTCTACGCAATACGGAGTGCCAGCACGGTGCAATGTCGTCGATGCCGGATACGACACACCTGTGGTCTACGAGAACTGTGCGCGGCGCGGATGGACGGCATCACACGGTTCGGGGCAGGACGGATTTTGGCATCAGTCGCAGGAGCGCAGAGTGCGACGATTCGTGTCGAAGATCGAAGCGGCGCAGGCTGGATCGCACGGGCTGAAGGCCGCATACTTTTTTTTCGCAAACGAAGGAGTCAAAGATAAGCTCTCGGCATTACGACAGGTCGAGACCGCAGTTGCGTGGGAGGTTCCGCGAGATGTCAGCGACGAATACCGAAAGCAAATGCTCTCCGAAATAAAAAAAGATGTGATTAACGCAAAAACAAAACAGGTCGAGCAAAGATGGGTTCGCATCAGCGGCAAGCCGAACCATCTTTGGGATTGTGAATGCATCGCGCTCGCGGCAGCGATGCTTGCCGGCGTATTACCGACGGGAGAGGCATAAGCAAAATGAGCTACGAGACACTACGATCAAGGATCGAGGCGGCGGGATACATCCTGCAAAGGGGCATGTGGGGCACAGGTATTCACGCATCGGTCACTTGGGAAATCCGCCGCGAACGAAGTGACATCCCGACATGGGTAAGCTACGACTTCCTTGAATTCTCTGAAAAGCTGGATGCACTGCACGACTGCGCGCTCAGAGCGCAAGAACGCTGGGGAATACCGATCTTTGAGTTGACGCAACCGACTAAATAATGGGACTCAACAAAGCATTTTTCGGTTTGCCGCTTGCGACCCTGCAAGGTTTGCAAGCAAAATATATCGAGTGTCTCGAAGCCATTGCCGTGGCAGGAGCGAGCTACAGTATAGCCGGGCGGTCATTCACTCGCGCCAATCTGGGCGAGGTCTCGCAGGTCATCAAAGAACTCACCGCCGCAATATCTTCCGCAAACGGAAGCCGTGTCCGTCGCACGGTCACAGCATTCCCTACGCAGCTACCTTAAATGAAACAAGACCTCATCACCCAAGCGATTGCGTTTATTTCCCCGCAGGCCGCGATGTCACGAATGATCTCGCAGGCCAAGCTGCGCAACTTCGGGAGATTCGATTCTGCGCTTGACAGCACGAAACGCGGCATCAGTCGCAACGTGTCCGGCGCCGAGGATACCGCAGGCACGACCGAACGATACAAATTGATCCGAGCTGCTCGCGATCTCGCAGACAATTTCCCTCCCATCCGTTCGCTTCTTCTGAAGTTCGCAACGTATGTCGCCGGGCGGCTTAACTACCAAGCTCGCACCGGCGACCGCGATCTCGACATGAAGATCGAACGCTACTGGCGCAACTGGTGCTCGAAGTGCGACTTCCTTCGTCGGCACGACTTCGTCACGCTCTTGCAGCTTTCCGTCATGGCGGTGCTGCGTGATGGCGATTGCGGCTTTGTCATTGTGCGCGATCAGGGCGAGCTGCGACTTCAGAGCGTAGAGAGCGACCGCATCGGATCGCCTTACAATCGCCTGATCGACTCGGACAATTATATCGGCGGCATTGTGCTCGATGACTACGGACGGCCCGACCAATACGAACTTTATGTTCGGACGATCTCGAATCAATACATCGACCCGACACGGATTCCCGCAGCGGAGTTCATCCATCTTTTCGACCCTACTCGGCTCGACGAATACCGTGGACGATCTGCATTTGCTACGGCACTCAACGCCGCTCGAGACCTACAGGAAGCACTGAAGGCCGAGATTCAAGCGATCAAGTTTGCGAGTTACCAGACCGGCATCATCATGTCGGAGACCGGTGCGGCTGAAGCCAGCGACTACTTCGCAAGCTCGCAGCCGAACGACTTTGGCCAACGAGCAAAGCTCGAAAGCGTTGACCCCGGAACGATGAACTATCTTTCCCCGGGGGAGAAAATGGAGATGTTCGAGAACTCCCGCCCGACCGGAGCGTTCGGAGAGTTCGTCCGTCTCGTGCAATCTCACATCTGTATGTCGGTGGGATTACCTTACGGATTTAGCTTTGACGCGGACAAGTCCGGCCCGATGGCGCGGATGGAAGCTGAGATGGCGGATCGCACATTTGCACGTTGGCGCAGGTTGCTGGAGACGCAATTCCTCGACCGCATCAAGAACATTGTGCTGCTCGACGCGGCAAGTCGCGGGCTGATCCCTGATAACGAGTATTTACTGGATGGACGCTGGGGATGGCCACGCAAGGCGAGTATCGACTACGGTCGCGAAGCTCGCGCCGACATCGATCTCTGGAAGGCAGGATTGAAGACCGCAGCGCAAATCTATTCTGAGGGTGGCGAGGATTACGAAGAGGCTTTGCGGACGAGAGCTAAAGAGGCTTCGATGATTGTTGATCTTGCTGCGGAGTATCAAATCCCAGCCCAATACATTTCGGACTCGGTGCCGATGGCAAACAGCAAGCAAGCGGAGCCAGTTGTGCCTGCACCTACGGAACCAACTCCAGAGCCAACGCCAGAACCAACGCCAGAGCTGCTACCCGCACCGACACAAGCCAGATCATCCTTTGCCGAGAGTTTCAAGCCCACGGCAGGCATGATGGCAGAAGCGGAAAAAGGTTTGGAGTGGCGCGAGAAATTCAAGCGCGGAGGAACATCGATTGGAGTTGCTCGCGCTCGCGACATCTCAAACGGCAAGAACCTGAGCGAAGACACCGTCAAGCGGATGAACTCGTATTTTGCGCGGCACGAAGTCGATAAAAAGGGTGAAGGCTTTCAGCCTGGAGAAGACGGGTTCCCGTCTGCCGGCCGCATCGCTTGGGCATTGTGGGGCGGAGACGCTGGACAGGTCTGGGCAGCGGACAAGATGAAAGGCATCAAGCTCGCGACTCGCCCGGAGGTCAGAGACTTTGCCGTAGTCGTCAACGATGTCCACGGGAACTTTACAGCTGTGCAGCACGAGACCGCGATGGTCATGCCAGAACCCGAGCCACGCGAGCAGGAGGAAGACTTTATTGACCGGTGCATGGTCAACGCCACGATGGAATCCGAATATCCAGACTTTGATCAACGACTCGCGGTCTGTAACAACCAATTACAAAGAAAAAATAAATGATCGCTCAAGGCATAGCACTCGAAGCAAAACGCCAATTCTTGATTGGCATCCACCAGCCGACGGACACCTACAAGATCGCGCTCTATACGAAGAGAGCGAACATCGGCCCGTCAACCGCGCACTACACCGACGAAGGCGAAGTCAGCGGCCAAGGCTACACTCGCGGCGGGATCACACTCACGGGGTTTAAGGCTGAGATTGTCGGCAAGAACGCGGCAATCACGTTTAACGATGCAAAGATCGACAGAGCGACATTTACGGCACACGGTGCAATCGTCTACAATGCCAGCAAAAACAACTCCGTGCTTTGCACATTGAACTTCGGCAACGAGCGGCCAGTCTTCGACGGCGCGTTTGAACTTAAATTCCCAACTCCGACCGAGAACTCTGCTCTGATTTTATTCGCATAAAATATGAAACCAACAAACCCAATCATTATCGACGGAGAGACCTACGACATCTACACGATCAACCTTGCAATCACGTCCGTTGTGAACGCAGACGCAAGCGAAGACGCGAACGTGGCGATGCGCTTAGTTCCTACACGTATCGCGAATGGCGAAGTCATCCTTGCGAACGACTACGCACGCTCGATGGCACTTGGAAGCGTTGATGGAGTGGACGCTCCAACAGCGACCGCCGTCTCTCAAATTTCAGCAAGCATTCAAGAATTTATCTTTGCGAAGGGGTTGTAAAAAATGGCACTCATTCTTTCAGCGGCAACTGGGAATTTTAATGCAGGCGGAACTTGGGTTGGTGGCATTGTGCCAGGTGCGGCGGACGAAGCGAGAGCTTCGACCACGCACGTCATTACGATCACGGCAAATGTGACTTGCACAGAGTTGAGTAATGCTGGAACTGGAACATACGTTCTCAACAACGGCGTAACATTGACGGCAAACGTGACACATAAAAGCGCGACTCTCTCTGTAAATTGCTTGACATTTTCAGCCGCATCGCCAGCAACGGCGAGCATCGTAGGAAACTGCACTGCCGCTAGCGCGGGATCAGGAGGGGCCGTGTTGTGCTCTGGGTCTGGAACATTGAGCGTGACTGGGAATGTTATTGGCGCCTCGGTGATTAACTCAAATTGCATTATTAATTCTTCAACTGGAACAGTAAATATAACTGGGAACTTAACGGCCGGATCAGCAACCAACGCGGGGGCAGTTTTTAATTCCTCGACTGGAAGCATCAACGTCATTGGTAACGTAACGGCATCAACTTCCGCTGGTGTTACCAATAACGGAGCCGGAGCTTTAACAATCACCGGGAATGTCCTCGCTGCCGCTGCGACAGGCGTGAGTAATGCCAGCGCAGGCCCACTCACAATCACCGGCAATATCACGGCCTCAACCGCCGCAGGCGTGACTAATTCCAGCACAGCGACGCTGACAATATCGGGTGGCACATATACTGCATCAACACTTGCTAATGCTATTATTTCAACAAATGCAAGCTCTGTTGTCAGAGCAAGCGGATCGTTCATCCATTCTTCTAACGGGTTCGTGCCGATCAATACGCCGAAATTTATTTTACTATCCACGCCAACGCTCGCGAAGACTCGCTATGCGCTAAACGGATCAACGACTTACGTCGATATGTTTACAGCTGACAACAGTTTTGGGCAGGCGGCAATCACAGATGTTCGCCTCGGCACGGTCTACGCGAGCGGCATTTTGACTGGCACTCTCGCCGTCCCAGCCGCGTCCAGCGTCGGATTCGGCGTCCCCGTCGATGCCACCACCGGCACCGCCGCGCTCACGCCTGCGAGCGTGTGGGATCACTTGCTCTCAGCCATCACGACAAGCGACACAATCGGCACACTTCTCAAAACCAACATCGACACAACAATCTCCAGCCGTTCCACCGCCACGACCGCAGGCATCGCAGATGCCGTCTGGGATGAAGTGCTCACTGGCGCGACGCACAATATCGCCAGCAGCGCAGGCCGCAGGCTGCGTGCTCTTGGGAGCCAGATTATCCTTGAAAACTCAGCGGTGACGAGCACGACGAACTCGATCACTTTTAATGGTCTCGCATCGGCAATCACAGGAGCCTACGACCCTGCGCTGATCTACATTGTTGAAGGCACGGGCGTGGGCCAATGCCGCAACATCCTTGAGTATCGCGGCGCGACAAAGACGGCGATTGTGGATCGCGATTGGCGAGTGCCGCCGGACGCCACCAGTAATTATGTAATCGTCGCCAACGCCGGTCGCGAGCACGTCAACGAAGGCGCAGCGACTGGCGGATCGAGCAATACAATTATTCTCAATGCCAGCGCATCCACGACAGACGATGCCTACAACGGCCAGGTTGTTTTCATCCGCTCTGGCACAGGCGCAGATCAGGCCCGCCGCGTAGTGGGCTACGTCGGCTCAACACGCACGGCAACTGTCGATCGCGCTTGGGCGACCACGCCGACAACTGAGAGTGCTTATGTGATGTTGCCGACAGGGGAGTTTTCGCAGGATTATGTTTCGACAGCAATCCGCACGGAACTCACTCCAGAGCTTGATGAGATCGGAGAAATCCACGCGATCCACGGACTGAAGACCGGAGATGCACTCACCGTCACACCCACCAGCCGCATCGCTGGGGCGATCTCGCAGACGATCAGCGGCGACGGCACCACCACGACCACCGTCTCTCGCGACTAATGACGATCCTGACCAGCCTGCTCATCGCAACGCAGGGCTTGCTGCCAAGTCCCACGCCGATCTCGATCGGCTCGCAAGGCTTGCTCCAGACAGGCGAGGCACCGCCTACACCGCCGCCTATTGTCGTTATTGATTCAGGCGGCACCTACACCCACTTCCGCAGATACGATCGCCCAGCAGTCGTCGTAAAAATAAACGGAGTCGTCGGCAATCTCACGACCGCATCGGTCGAGATTGTGATCTCGGCACGAGTTCAGACTGGCAGCACCAGGCTAAAGGCCAGAACAACGCAGCCGACCTACCATCTCGGTGCGACTACCGACTTAGCAGGATGCACACACAACCTCTCTGCTTCGCGAATCAAACCGCATGTCTCGACATCCTTCCGGCTGGTGGGCTGCAAAGAGCAGGATCAAAACATTATTCGCGCACTCGCTACCGCAGCACTCCAGCAGTTCCGGCGCAACAGAGCAGAGCGCGAAGCCTAACACTCGCTCCCCTCCGTTGACATGCCGCCCAAGGCATGGACATCATCGAAGGCGTATCAATCATTTCTGTAGGAGAGGCAAAAGGCCACGGGCTTTTTGTGGACGACATAACATTGCAGGAAGTGAAAGCGTGTGCGGAGTCTTACGCCGGTGGCGTAAAGGTCAATCTCGACCACGGCGCAGGGATTAAAGACATCGTGGGCTTCTGCGACAACTTTCGCATCGTCGGAAAAAAGTTGGTTGCCGATCTAAACCTCCTTGAGACCGCAGAGAAGCGAGCCTACGTGCTCGAGATCGCTTCCCGCATGCCGGACACCTTCGGAATCTCCATCGCTTTCAGCGGCCCAGTTCGCAAGAAGGATGGCCGATCCTTCGCATCCTGCACGGAACTTTACTCCGCCGATCTTGTCCAAACTCCAGCAGCAAATCCCACCGGACTTTTCAGTTTTACGGCAAAGTCGGTTGACACCTCCGCCAAAGAAATGATCGACGACAAAAACAAAATGGAAGACGGCGAGGAGGACACAGTGTCCATCGCAGATATTGTTGAACGCCTCACCGCTCTCGAAACCGCCTTCGGCGATTACAAGAGCAAAATGGAAGAGATGCCCAAGGACGAAGAGAAGATGGAAGACGCTCCCAAGGACGAAGAGAAGGATTCTGAAATGTCCAAGCTCTCCGCCAAACTCGATCTCATCATCTCCAATTTTGGAGCCGCTCCGCTCAAGGCCAGCACGGTCGCAAACGAAGCCGAGAAGCTCTCGATCAAATCCATCATCGACAACAAAACTCGCGAACTCGGTAGCCGCACTTCCGCTATCAAATTCGCGATGACCAATCACCCCGCTGAATACATCGCTCTTCGCGACTCCAATCAACTCAACTTTTAATACCCACTAATATGGCAACTCAAATCGACAATACATTTCGCAGCTTCACATTCGCCTCGGCGATTTCTGCGAACACACTCGTAGCCGTCACCGGCGACAATGCAGCCGCTGCGCTCGTCACAGCCTCACTCGCCATCGGCGTTGTGCAGGACGATGTTGACGCTTCCGGCGTAGGTGCAGTCAAGCTGTTCGCACCAACTCAATTCGGCATCGTGTCGCCCGGCCCAGTTACCGCAGGAGCCAACGTGTTCGCCACAACTGGCGGAGTAATCGTCGGGACTCTCCTCACCTCTGGTCTGACTCTCGGCATCGCCGTTGAAAACGGAGCCACAGGCGAAGTCGTCGAATACATCGTTCAAAAGTAAACCCTTAAAATCCTAACAATATGTTATCCTCTACCACAATTCGCGGCGACATCGCCCAGGCTGTTTACGAAGGCCGTAGCAACAAAGCCAATCTCTTTATCGGCGCGCAAGTCATGCCGATCTACGTTGCCGATGTTCGCTCTGGCGAGTATCTCAAAATCAATCTCGGTCAGTCCGAGGCACTCAACGACGATGCGACCAAGATCGCTGCCGGTTCCGCCTATCCTCGGGTGTCCCGCAAGTTCGTCAGCGACACATTCGCCACTACTGAGTTTGGTCTTGAAGAGATTCTTCCTGACGCAACACAGCGTGATCTCGCTCGCTTCCTCGATGTCGAAGTCGCCCTCGCTGACATGCTCCTGAACCAAATCCAAATTGGTCACGAGACACGTGTTGCCGCCGCAGCCTTCGCTGCTAACGGTCTCACCGCCATCTCCGGTGCTGGAGCAACAGCCGCCTACACAGAAGCGAACATCACCAGCTTCGATCTCCCTGCCGACGTTGCCGCTGGCAAACTCGAACTCGCCAAGGTTGGTGTGCTCCCAAACACGCTGATCCTTTCAGCCACTTTGTTCGAGCGCGTTCGTCGCTCCACCAAGGTTCAAAATCAAATGTTCGGCGTTGTCGCCACCAACAGCACCCGTCTGCTCTCCGAGCAAGAAGTTGCTCAAGCGGTCGGTGTTGATCAAGTGCTTGTCGGTCGCGCTCCTAAAAATTCTGCCGCCAAAGGTAAGGCCTACTCAGGCACCTTCATCTGGGCTGACACCTACATCGCCCTCGCTCATGTGGTCGGTGGAGAGTTTGTCGCAGGTGGATTCGGACGGTCGATCCTCTGGGGCGCTGATTCACCAGTGCCATTCGTTGCAGAGACCTACCGCGACGAAGCTCGTCGCTCCAACGTCCTGCGTGTTCGCCAGCACGTTTCTGAGAAAGTCATCGACGGATCAAGTGTGATCCGTATCACGACCGGACTCTAATTTCGGTGTCGGTTTGGTTTGGTTTTTCATACGAGAGAGCCGGGGAGCAATCCCCGGCTTTTTTGTTTTCGCAAATAATCTTGAAGGATGCTAACAATGGGGAAGATGAGCACACAACCGCGTTTGGTAGCCGCTCTAATTTGCGGCAATGAAGAAGAAAGAATCGAGCGATGCGTTTTATCGCTGCAAAAAATCTGCAACGAGATCGTGGTTGTGCGAGCCATCGGTAGTCTAAAGCCGGACGCAACCTTGGACATTGCTGAGGGGCTTGGGTGCAGGGTCAGCGAGTATCGCAACTCTCCGCTGTGTGGATCGTGGCCGCATGTGGACGACTTTGCTGCCGCGAGAAATGATGCTTTTGAAATCGCATATTCGCTGATTGATGACGGCGACTGGGTCATGTGGGCAGACTGCGACGATGTGCTTGCCGAGAACATGGTTGAGCCGCATCTGAAGATGCTCCGCGAAGTCAATCCCGAAGTGCACTGGGTGCTCACCGACTACGTCATCACCGAACAGGGCAAGCGCGCCCCACGCGAGCGGTTCTTTCGCAAAGATTCAGCCTGGTGGTGGAGACCTGTCCACGAGAACGCACACCCCCCAAGCGGTGAAGATGGCGAGCCGCTGCCACGCAAGATTCTTCTCCGCCGCGATTTGGAGATTGAGCACCGGCCTGCTCTCGGACGCAGGCCCAGCAACGACCGCAACCTACGCATCCTCGCACACCACGATCGGATGTCGTCGCATTTCAAATTTTACCTGCACTACGAGCGGATGATTGTTGGAGACACCGAGAACGCTTTGCGCTACGGCGCGGAGTCTCTTGCACTGCGTGATCTTGACGCAGTCCACCGCTACGAAGTGCTTCTTAATTTGAGCAACATGAGCCACACCGATTCGGCTCTAAAGCTTGCTCGCCGCGCAAAGGCACTCGATCTCAACAGACGCGAAGCCTACGCGATCGAAGCGTCGATCTTGCTCGATTGCGGAGAGTCGGAAGCCGCGCTGGAAATTGTGGATGCGATGGAAAAAATACCAGTGCCTTCGTTCCCTCAGTGGACGCACAAAAAAGAGTGGTATGGATGGAAGGCCCGCAAGTTGCGCGGATGGTGCTTGCGTGAGCTTGGTGATGCACAAGGAGCGTTTGCGGTCGATCAAGCGATCCTGCGCGAAGCACAGGGCACACGCATATCGTTGCTGCATGCGACCCGTGGGAGACCGATTGCAGCAATCCAGAATATGACCTTGTGGCTTCAGCGAGCAAACAATCCGGAGCGAGTCGAGCACATCTTTACCGTCGATTATGACGACGAAACAGCAGCAACCCTCAACCGATTCGGCGGAGTAGTGCAGACCACGGGTGGCTTTTCAGTCGGTGCTTGGAATCTCGCGGCGCAGAACTGCACGGGCGAGATTTTGATACAACTTTCGGACGACATCGAGCCGCCTCCTGGATGGGATGATATGCTGGACGACCGTATGGATACAAGCGCAGCGCAGGTTCTGCGAACAAACGACGGGTATCGAACTGACGAACTGATCACGATGGCAATTATCACTCGAAAATATTATGAGCAACACGGACTCTTCGACCCCAGATTCAAAAACCAATTTAGTGATGCGGACTTCACCGTTCGTGCCGCGAAGGCTGGAGCGATCATTAATGGTCGTGACATTGCTCTCGTTCATCACCACCCGGCTTTTGAGAATCGTTCGCTCGACGATACATATCGGAGGGTGGCGGAACCTGTGGAGAGAGAGCGTGCGGAAAAACTTTTCAACCAAATAAACAACGAAATAAACAACACAATAAAATGATCTCACTACTTCACGCCACCCGTGGCACGCCAGAACGCGCACTCGCAACACGCAAAATATGGATCGACCGGGCGGATGATGCCGCTCAGGTTGAGCATATCTTTGGAATCCAGAGCGACGACATGGAAAGCATCAAGGCATTTACAGTGGCACAGGCTTACTGGTGGTGCACCACGCCACCGCCAGCGTGGGCCTCGTCAAGCGTGGCAAACTGGAATGTCTGCGCTCAGTTTTCCACAGGGGATATTTTAGTGGTGATTGCCGACGATCTCACGCCCCCGCAGGGCTGGGATACCCAACTTCGCAAGCTGCCAGACCCGAAGCAAAAATGGTCTTGCTATGTCCCAGACTCCGTTCGTCAGGACGGTCTTATGTGTCATCCCGTGCTGTCTCGCGCACTCTACGACCATCTTGAATATGTTTTTTGTCCGAAATACCACGGAGTTTTTTGCGACAATGACTTCACGAATCGGGCAATGCTCAAGGCTCCAATCCTGTCCGTGAAAGGATTGCAATGGCAGCACGACCATCCGAGCAACGGCAGCAGAGACGAAGATGACATCGTGAAAATCCAAAACTCTCGCCTTGCTTACGATTTCGGATCGCGTGTGTTTTCCAAGACGTGGCCGATCTCTAATATATTTCACCGCAGCCGTGGGATTGTAGGCGACATCAACGAGCACATGGTTCGCCTTTCGCAGCTCGCGGCGGAGTGTGACCACGTCACCGAGTTTGGAGTTCGCACCGGCATGTCAACATATTCGTTCCTGCACGGACTGAGCGACAATCCAAAGGCAGTTCTGCGAAGCCACGATCTGCACGACTTCTTTAATGTCTACGCGATCCACAACCAACTCGATACGGACTGGACTTTTACGCAAGGGTCAACGCTCGACATTCCGATGATCGAGCCGACGGAGCTTTTGTTTATCGACACGCTCCATTCCTATGATCAGGTAAAAGGCGAGCTTCAAAAGCACGGCAACCAAGCAAGCAAATACATCGTGTTTCACGACACGGTCGCGTTCGGAGCTGTGGGAGAGGACAACGGCAGAGGCATCAACGAAGCCATCCACGCATGGATGGAAATCAACCCCCATTGGAAGGTTGCGGAGCACTACGAAAACTGCAACGGATTGACAATCCTCGCAAGGAGATGACACAGACGCATTCAGTGTGGATCGGGACGAAGCTCGGCCTGATGGAAAAATTGACCTTACAGCTTTTGATTGACGCAGGTCACGACCCGGTGCTGTGGGTGCAGTCAAAACTCGCCGGCATTCCAAAAGGTGTGACCGTTGAGATGCTACCAAAAGACACACTGCCGCCCGTCGGCTTCGCGGGCGATCCGTTGCACCACTTGCCGAATGGGGGCATCGGATCGCTCGCACATTGGAGCGACTATTTTGCATTCAAAACTCTGCACGAGCACGGTGGAATCTGGGTGCAGATGGATGCAGCGATAACTAAGCCAATCGTTGCCGAGGACTACACCTTCACTCCGTGGCTTTCGATGGTTTCGCCTGTCGTTATGTCGATCCCCAAGGGCAGCGCATACGCCGCCAGCATGAAGCAAATCATCGAGCGCATGCTTGTGGACGGGATGGCAGGGCGCAACTGGCACGAAGCGATGGTGGCGATGTTTCGCCAGTTGGTTTTCCAAGGGCTGGCGGTTAATACCTTTGAAAATTACTTCGATTGTGGCGGTGTTCCCGAATCACCATACACGCACCCGGCAGCGCAGACCTACGATATAATTCACTGGAGCAACGCGACTCACAACACGAGTAAGGAGAAGCCTGCCAAGGGCAGTGAATACGAGCGGCTTTGCAAGGCTACCGGCCTGATATGAACACACTTGCCGACTTCATGCGATCCGACCTCTCTGCCATTGTTGGAGAGCTTCCAATTACGGTCTCGCACGAAGGCAAGACATTCCAATCTGCACGCACTGCGTTTCGGCGCGAGAACAATCTTGGTGACGGTGGATTTATGAGCACTGTTTCAATGTCGATAACTACCGCTTACGATACGACCACGCAACTCATCCAGCTTGGCGACACGCTCACAATCGACGGAGCTAAGTTTCGTGTGCTGTCAGCAGAGCTTTCACAAGATGCCGTGTCGGTCGACTTTTCACTCGAAGACCTAAACAAATGAGCCTGTTCTTTCCGCCAATTCTCATGCCTCCGGCTCCGCAAAAGCCGCCCGCAAACATCACGCAGACGCTGGAAAAGGCACTCACCGACGCATTCATCCAGGCTTTGCAGCACGAGCTGGGCAACTCGGTATCTATTACGGTAGCGGAAAACTTCAGCGCGATGACGCTGCCAGCGGTATTCGTCAAAGTTACCCGGCAGCGGGAGAGCATTACGAACTCCGCGATCTTCCAATTCGAGGTTGCTGTCGCCTTGCTGGTGCAGGCAGACGACTCGACCGCGCAGGATTTGGAGAGCTACTTTGCACAGGTGTTGTGCGTCACCCACAACATTGAAACTTTAATCCCCAGGATCAACGCGATTCGGCCGCAGCACTGCTTTGTTTTTGGAATCCTTCGCGACGGCGGAGTTTCGCAGACCTCAAGTGAGCGGCATTTCGAGCGGTCGGTTTCGCTTACGGTGCACGCCGGACTGATGTGAGTTGACACTTCGGCCAAGTCATGGCCGCATCTGTTATCACATCATCTACCGCCGCAAGTGTAATCTTCGGCGCCACCGCCGAAACCGGCATCATCCTCTCCTCGTTTTCTCGTTCCGTTCAGTCGCAAAAAGCTGAACTCATGGACGAAGATGGCGACATCGTTGCAGTATCTCACTACGGGCGGACCGCCACAATCTCTTTGACAGGTGCGATCAATGGATCGTCAGGCGTTGCAACTGCCACAATCGGCGGGCTGCTTACGCTTGCAAATACAACAACCGAGTTCGGTGTGACCGGCGGCAAGATCGTTGTCGATTCTGTCTCCTCTGAGCAAGGCTCTGATGCCTTCAAGACCCTCTCGATCGAGGCGACTCAGTATCCCTCGCTCTAAGCTGGATGCCGCTGGCAGGACGGCTCATTCCTGCCACGACAGATTTTGTCGCGACAGATTTTACAAATATTTATGATCGAAACATACAACGACAAAGAAACATATTTTTACACCGCGAATATCAAGGTCGCAACCGCTCTCGCAACAATGGGATTTGCGATGAAGCAACCAGAACCAGTCACTCGAATGGTTCGCCCGGACGGAAAAGAATCAACCATTTTCTGGTTTGACGATCTCTCTACCACAGGCGCAAAGGCACGCGATGTCGTGCTGGGAATGACGAAGGAAGGCGATGCACTCGACGCATCCGACCCAGAGAACCCGATTAACTACATCCGGGCTGCTTTACTCAACCGTGACACGCTTGTTGATCTCGTCCACGGCACACCAAGGCGCATCATTATCGAGCGAAATGGCAAACGCATTGCGATTCGCGAAGACGCGACTGATGCCGACAAAAAGATTCTTGCTACAAAATTATGAAAAAAAACAGAGATATGGAAAAGGATGACGACATCCTCCGCGAAGAGGGGATGACAGAGGGGCCGATGAAATTTGGAGGCCTTGAACTCCGCCCGATCACCGCACTCAGCGTGAGTTGGATGCAACGCAATCAAGTTTTCGCAGACGATAAAGACTTAATTTGGAAGTCGGCAGCATTTGCATTCCTACACTCCGCACCACGCTCAGAGATTCAGAAAAGCGTGAACGACAGGGAAGATTTTCTCAACGCCGTGGATTCTTGGATGGATAAAAATGTCGTCCATCACAGCGAAATGAATGCAATTGCATCCATCATGGCGAAGGCTTTTGAACGCTACGCTGCTGCGTCCAGCGAGACATCAGGAAACGGCTCAAAAAACTAAGCGGCCCTGGTTGGCTCGCAGGCTATGTTTACAGGCTTGCAAAGGCGACCGGCTGGGGCTTTCGCGAATGTATGGAGGAGGTTCCGTTTGCGGCAGGATTGCAGATTTTGTTCTGCGACTCGCTCGCGACCGGCCGCAAACCGAGATGGACGCGCAACCGCACGACGGCATCGGTTGACGCTCTCGCCTCAATAGACGCAGCACTCGATGCCGTATTAAAAGGCAATGCCTAAATTCAAATTTACAGCGACAAAATTAGAAAACATTTTGACCGATTACGCACAGATACGGGAGCAAACAATCCCTGACGCAGTCGTCGCAAGTGCACGGCTCCTCTGCGTCGAATTAGCACGGCGAACCCAACCGTTCGGGGATGATAACAAAGCGCGGGTGGCTGGGGAAGAACGCACAACGAAAGACATCGGCAAAATTATCAAGACCGGAGAGCAACTGACCCAGATGGCATCACGGGTCAACGCCGAAAAAATACGCGGCAGGTTGTTATCCTTGGTCTCTGGCGGCAGGTTTGATGTCGTAGAGAAGGTCTTTTCCAATATCGGTTTTCTAAAGACTTGGGGTGGCATGGAGATCATTTCTGGCGGGGCTATCAAGAGCACTCACAGGGCAGCGAGAAACAGCACCACAGGCCGCACGAAATCTCGCGGCACGAATCTGACAATTGCAAAACAGGGGGAGCTTAACTCCTACATTACCAGTGTGATTAAGCTCGTCGGTTTGTCCAAGGCAGGATGGGCTGAGTGTGCAAAACAACTCCCGCAGGTAGTCCAAGGATCGATGACTCGCGGCATTCCCGGCTGGGTGACACGCAACACAGGCAGTGGATCGGTGCAGGATCGCTCGCGCAATGCCAGCAACCCATCCGTGCAGCTTACGAACTCCACACCGTGGGCATCGCAAGTTATCCCTGAGAACGAGATTGCATCGGCCAAAGCAGTCGTCATCACAAAAATGATCCAACAAATGAAACGAATTTTGAAATACAGAGAAAAGGAGATCGCTTGAGATGGCTGATGTATCCGTAGAATTTGGAGCCAAGGATACCGGACTCGAAGCAACGCTCAAGACCGTGCAGGCCGAGATGTCGCGGCTCGAGACGGAGATCAAAAGCGGGGAGTTGTCGTTTAATCAGCTCACATCCGCGATGCGTGACTTGGCAAAAGCCGAAAAGGTTTCGCAGCAATTACAGAGCATCGGTGCCTCGGCAGCTGGCGCATCGCCTCAGGTGGATAAGCTCGGCAAAGACGGGAAGGAGATGGGCGACAATGTTAAAAAGGGCAGCGACAAGGGAGGCATGAGCCTGGGTCAGCTCGGCATTGCCGCAGGCGTGGCTGGGGTTGCTGTAAAAGCAGGCATGGCCCTTGCCGAGGGAGCTATGGATGCTGCTCGTGCTGTAGCAGCTGGATTTGGTGACGCGATTGACCTTGGCGGCAGGCTCACCGATCTGTCATCTCGAACAGGCGAAAGCGCCGGAAGCCTTCTCGTGCTTGAGCGTGCATTCACAAATACCGGAGTGTCAGCAGAAGCTGTCGGCACATCGATGAACAAGATGCAGAAGTTTATGACGGACGCTGCGCAGGGCGGGGCCGCACAGGCAGAGTCCATGCAGCGCCTTGGCATCACGATGGGTGATCTTGCAAACAAGACCCCAACTGAACAAATGGCCGTATTTGCACAGAAGATTTCAAGTATTCAAAACCCCGCGCAACGCGCAGAGGCGGCGATGTCGATCTTTGGCAAGAGCGGAGGTGAGTTGCTGCCAATACTCAATAATTTCAGCGGCGAGATTGAAGGGGCTAAAGATCAGCTCGGGGGATTACCTGGAGTAATGGATCGCTCTGCCGCTGCATTTGATAGCGTTGGCGACAGCATGGCGGCAATTAACTCAAAGGTAATGGAGTTTGCTGCTGGATTTCTTGAGGAGGCCCTTCCGGCATTGACAACATTTACCAACGCTCTCAGCGGTATTGACGCAGCAGGATGGGGGCAGGCGGCGATGGATACTATCATGGATATAGCTGACACGCTTGTCGGTGCATTCAGAGACCCGCTTGGAGCAATACAAGCATGGGGAGTTGCTTATGAGGCTGGATATAAATCTTTGGCAAACGGACTGCTAAACGCAGGCGTGACCTTTATTGATTTTATGGCCAATGCTCTTCAGACACAGCTGCCGAGCGCAATAGGCTCTTTTATTACTCAGGGGTTTATCGACTCCGCGTTTACATTTAGTCGGTATCTTACGGAAGCACTGATGACATTTTCTACGGCATTGAGTGACTTGCCAGGGTTCGAGTCTCTTGGTCAGAAAATGCTCGCTACGCTCGGGGGAGTGAATGACAGCATCATCGCTCAACAGCTCGAAAACATGAGCAAGGTTGAATCCGCCGCTGCCAGAGTTGTCGAAGAATTTGGAAAGGCCGCTGAAAAAACAACGGTTTTCAAGGAAGATTTTTTCGGAGCAGAAGAAGCCGCGAAGCGGATGAACGAGAAGTTTGCCGAGTTGCAGGAGAGCGGAAAAACAACCCGTGAGAACTTCGAGGCGAGCGCAACGGAGGCAGGCACAGCCGACACTAAAATCCTCAATGCAACAAACAACTCCGCCACTCTCACGAACAACTTTGGGAAGGCCGCAACAAATGCAGGCGCCGCCCAAACAGCGACCGAGAATGCGGCGAAAGCGGCTGCTGGATTAGAGACGTCTTTTGCGAAAGCGATGGGCAGTGCCTACACCTACGAGATGAGCACGCTGGGAGCAGAGGCTGCGCTTGCTCGTGGGGCGCGGGAGATGACGAGCGAACAATTTAGCGCGGGACTCAAAGAGGTAAAGACTGATTTGCGAGACATAGGTGGAGAATACACAAATCTGGCGAACAGCGGTGCAGGCATCAAAACAATCGCGGAGTCTCTTGGGTTAGACACCGAAGACAAAAACCCAAAGCGTCTGCTTTTGGAAGTGCAGCAAGAACTCGTGAAAATCGGGAACACTCCGGTTGTGATTGATATCACATTTAATAAAGAGGCTTTTGCGGCTGAAATTACCAGCCTCTATGATTCAGTAAATACTACCTTTGCACCGCCGGTTGAGGTAAACCTTGATGGCGACCAGAGCATTGCCGCCGTGCGCGCCTCGGCAGAGGGTAACTTTGCCGCGCCGATAGCGTTCAATCTTGATGGCGACAGCACGATCCAAGACGTGAGAGATGCCGCCGACACAAACTTTGCAAACCCGATTGAACTGACCATGAGCGGCTCGCAAGCCGCAAACGATGTTTTCGATACCGTCAGTAGCGCATTCGATGCGCCCGTGACGGCTGAAGTAGATGCTGATCTCTCTCAAGCAACACCGGAGGTTGCGGCTCTCGGCGACCCACAGACTTTTACCTTAAGCGCAGATACCGCACAGGCGTTGACGGACATAAATAATGCCGTCGGCTCGATCAACTCAGAAATCACAACCCAAACCGACGACAACAACATTGCATCCACCAGAGCCACAATCGAGCAGGGAGTCGCCGGCATCCCGCTCACATTCACGGTTGACCCTGAGCAGATCAAAAAGAGCATCGGCACAATCGATGTGTCGGGCGGCGCAGGCGGAGGGGTATTGTCAAGCATCGAAACCCTTGTCTCGACGATCCAAGGCTACGTCGAAACAATTAGAGATCGTTTACCGATAACAGCACTCGCATAATATGGCTTACACTTACCACGGAAAATCTACTATTATCGCCCTGCCAGGAGAGTCTCAGCGCGTCATAAATGGCAATGTGATTGTGATCGAAAAGGATTACGCGATACGAAAGTCAGAACTTGCAAACGTGCTTGCCGATATGGCTCCGGGAAACAAAATGCCCGGGACAAATTACATCATCGACACGCAGCCACAATTTCAAATCGACGACACCGGCTTCGCACGAGTGCGGCTGTCGTCTCTAAACCTTGATTTTGCAGCGGCTGACGAGGATGCGAATACCAACATCATCCAAAATCGGGTTGATATAGTGGGGTCGTATTCAATCCTTAGTTTTAAGGCATCCTTTTCTTTTCCTATTGGAAATTTTAGATATTTCAGATCACTATTCTCTCCTTCGCAAGACCCGAATTTTCCAAATATTGCGGCCCCTGTTTTATTGAACGCACAAATCATTGGGGGCGGGAACCCAAACTTTGAAACAATATTTGGGCCGTCAAAATGGATTGGAGTCACCGTTGATAAGGTAAGTATCCTTGAAAATAGAGCATTCCAATATACGGTAACCGCAGTCTGTCCGCCTCAATTTATAGAAATGTCGGGCAATGATGTTCTTGTTCGCTATGACCTAACCAGCGAAATAGGCTCCTACTCAAAGGATCCAAATGAAATGTTTAATCGTTTTAATTATAACATTCCGGCTTCCAATGGATTTTATTACAAGTTGACGCAGGTTACTTCTACGGCAGTAACGGAATTCAAGGATCAAGAAGATTTGAGAAATCAAATCGCAGCACTTGAAAAAGAATTTGCTCAAGCATATCAGGATACTCGCTCATACAATCAAAAATATATAAAAATATCTTATGATAATCGCCTAGCAAAATTACGAAACCAACTTGACGCATGAACCCTCCCGTTGTTTTTGCAGACAAACTTGCAGCCGTGCGCCCGATCAACGGCATCGGTTACCCGTATCAAATCAAGGCTGACGATCTCGACAAAAACTTCTTCGCGGCAACGCTCATCATCGATGACAAATTGGTCGAGCAAACCAACTCCGGAAACAACCACGCGCAGAGAAGACTCAGAATCTCTGGCGGGACACAAAACGGGCAGTTGGCCTACTGGAACGGATCGGACTACGTTGCGTTCTCTGCGCCCCCCGGCGGCGGAACTTACGTGCTGGGAGCCGTAGGCGGGGCGCTGTCGTGGATCGAGACGGAGGAGTGCTGAGATGGCAACGATTAAGCTACAGCCGAGCGGCAAGGTGGTGATTAAGGACGGCAAGGTGGCGTGCGGGTGTTGTATTACATGCGGGTGCATGTTTGCCACCCCAATTAACCCAATAAACGACCCTAATTTTACAAAAAAATTAACTGGTAATGATCCAACTATTCCAGCGTTTACCCAGGTCTCCATAAACTACAACATTGCCGTTGATCCCGGTGGATCAGGAAGCGGGTCAAATGCCTCTGGGTCTATGTCTGGAGCATGGGTGGATGCTATCGGTTGCGCGGAGATAAATAAGGTTTTTCAAGGTAATAACTGTAACTTTAGCAATTTTTGTTTGGGAAACTGCACGCAAATTCCAGGTTCTCCCAGTGGAGGTATAGCCTCGATGACTCTTCGACTGCGATCTGATGGCTGTTTCAGAGCACTTCTTAGCGAGCAGTTTTATGGAGGTTTTTTTTATATTTCAAATAAATGCACTGACGCCGAACTAATTCAAAATGGAGATACACTGGCAAACACAGGAATTTCCGTCTCAATAAATGGAGTCAGCACTTACATTGTTTACCAGTCACTTGCCTCCCCAACAGATACTTTGACTGGATATTTCAACGTCACTTTTTCATGATCCCTGTCGAACTGCTAACGGAAATGATGACAGAACGATTCGGGGCCGAAGAAGTTGGACGCCGTATCGCTCGCCACGCCGAAATGCTCGCCCGCTTCGGCCACGCCGCGCACCGCTTCGCTCGCGCAGGCTTCGCGACCACCCCGCCCGAAGCCCTTGCCACCCGCGAAGCCACCTGCCGCGCCTGTCCCGAATGGGACGCCGCCGCGCTGAAAGGCACTGGCCGCTGTCGCAAGTGCGGATGCAGCACCTGGGCCAAGCTCCGCATGGCAACCGAGGAATGCCCACTCGGAAAATGGCAATCGATTTGACAAACCCACCAACACAATGGCACGCGATTTATTTATTGACCTAACGAACAACCGGCTCGCTGCGAGCGAAACGAATCTTGCACCAGCCGCACCGCCCGTTTTCACGAAGGGCGACAACGGCACATTCAATCTTTACTTTTTGCAGGCGACCGGAGTCATCAACGCGCCGTTTACGGTCGTGGATCGAGCATCAACAAGCGTCAAGCTCGGCATAGGCTCTCGCAGCCTGCTCCCAGAGACGGGCGATTACACGCTCACGTTTGGCGGAGACACGACATCAGCGATCCCTGCCGCTGCCACCGCCGGACAGATCGCAACCGCCTTAAACGCCCTCTCAGCGATCTCAAGCGCGGGCGGGGTGACTGTCACGGGAGCACTTGAAGAACATTTTACAATCCGATTTACAACCGCAGGCACTCGCGGCTCGTTTACCGCAGACGTTTCTCAGGTCATCCCCGATACCGTAGCCGTCATCGACGAGCGAGTCGCCGGGAGTGCAACGGTCAAAGAGGTCGCAGAGATTCAGCTCCGCCTCACCCCAGCGGTGTTCCAACCGACTTGGACAAATCTCTCGACAACCGTAACCGCTACAATCGCAACGACCGTCACCGGAACCGGACTGCAAAACGAGATTCAGCGGCTGACGTTCTCGCAAAAGCCGCAGGACGGAACATACAGCCTTACGTTCCCCGCAACTGCATTTACGGTCAGCAGCACCGTAACCGCCGGCGTTTTCATAACGACCACAACCCACGGGTTGGCATTAAGCCAGCCTGTCACAATCACGGGGTTTGATACAACGATCACCGGATACGATCGCATCACGACTTTTTTTGTAAAAGCTATCCCAGCTCCCGCGCAATTTACGCTTTCGGCTTCGGCCGGAGGAACGGCTATCACCGGATCAGCGACTACTTCCGTGACGGCGGGAACCATCACCACGATCGCACGGCAGACATCTCCGATCGACGCTTCAGCAACCGCTGCCGAAGTCCAGGTCGCCTTGCAGAGTCTTGATTCGATACAGTCCGGCGGAGTTTTAGTGGATGGGATTTACGGTGAGTTTTACGACTTTGCATTCGCAGGGTCGAAAGGCTACGCAGACCAGCCCACGATCACGATTGCACACGGTCTGACGGCAAGGCCAGGCAAGACCGCAGACGTAAACTTCGCAACCTTCGCACTCCGCGATTTGGTCGGCAGCAGCAACGCGGTTGACCTCGACTTAGAAATCGAACTCACGGACAGCGGGACTCGCCAAACCGTGATCCTGAGCGGTTGCTCGGTATCGGAAGAATTAATCGACGCGAATGCGTTTTCTCCGGTGCCGCAATTCCAGCTTCCGATCAACTCGGTGGCAGTCACCGCCTACACGCTCGCGCTATCGGATGCTCAGTCCTTGCTCTCAGCGACGACCGGAATGACGATCACCGTGCCTTCGCTGGCGTGGCCTACAGGTGCGCAAATCCTACTCTTGCGTAACACGTCAGGAACGGTTGCCATTACAGCCGGTGCAGGCGTAACGATCAACGCTCCCGGGTCTGCCGACGAGTTGGCAAATCAATACTCCGTCGGATCGTTGATTTATCTCGGTGCAAATTCATTCGTGCTCTCGGGCGACATCGTATGATTTTAGCTGCTCCCTTCATTTCTAAAAAGCTGATCGACGCAGACGCAACCGCATTCGTGGCTGCATCCGGTGCAACGGACTTCGACGCGATCAACCGATTCGTGATCGGCATGAAAACTTTGGGCCTTTACAACAGCATGGTGTGCTGGCCGCTCCGCTCAACGCAGAACGCAGGCACAGGCTCAACTGCATACTCGCTGGGGGGGCTTGGGACTTACAACGGCACGCTCGTAAACGGGCCGACTTGGGGGACGGATGGGGTGACGTTTGCGGCTGCATCTTCTCAACAAATTTCAACCAACTTATCTTTTGTAAGCTACCCACTTGTTGCTTTTGCAATCACAAAGGTGACGTCAATACCATCGGTATCAAGCACGTCGATTATTGATAATGACACAGGCACAAACCCAAACCGAAATTGGGCACTTGGATTTCAAAATTTTGGCGGGAATCAAAACTCCGCATACGCTTTTTCTACAGCTGCAAACAATGGACTTACCCCAGCATATACTTTGTCAGCTAACTTCGATGCTCATATTTACAAACTAAACTCCAGCACTCACGCCCTCTCAAAAAACGGCATTGAAATTGCATCTGCGACTCATGGTCTAACGCTAAACACAAGCACTACGCCAAAGGTTTTTATTGGCTCAAGAAGTGATGGAGCGCGTGGTTTTAATGGGCCAATCGCTTTAGCTGGATTAATATCTGGAACAGTTAGCGATTCGGTTTTTAACGAATTACTAAAGCAAACCCTCGGACAAGGACTCGGATTGTGACATCCATGAACACCTACCAAGCCACCGAGCTGCACGATAACGACCTCCCGTGGTATTGTTGGGATCAGACCGACCACACCAAGACTCGCCCAATGCAGTGGGGAGTCACGCTTGTCCCAATGCCGAACGATCCCGAAGACCCGACAGAGTGGACGTGGAGCGCAATGCTACCCAAGGGCACAATTTTACCAAGCTGGATACATCAAATTTCTTAATTTTATGACGGACAACACCACAATAATCGGAACTTTTGGAACGCTCGTTGCCGCGTCGTCCTTAGTCATCAACCAAGTGCAGGAATTCGATATTTACCTCAAATTCGGAATCTCCTGCATCGGCCTGCTAACGGCGATCCTGACCGCAGTTTACGTCGGACTCAAACTGTGGCACGGCACATACAAAAAAGAATGAAAGCAATCCTGATCGCCCTCGCTCTCGCACTCCCAGGATGCATCTCGATTCCAATCCCGCCGGTCGGATCTCACGTCGGTGCGCTTGGATCGGTGCGGGTCAACATCGTCTACGAATCCAACAACACCACAACGCAAAAGACTCCGAGTATGCAGTATGCTTTTGAGTCCTTCTCACGAACCCTAAAAGACAAATGAAATATCTCATCCTCGCACTCAACAAACTCAACGAGACGAGCACCTGGCGCGGTCTGATCCTGATCGCCACTGCCCTTGGCGTGCAGCTCGAACCCGAACTCCAGAACCACATTGTGGCTGGGGGACTGGCAATAGTCGGCGCAATAAACATCATCCGCAAAGAGCAAAAGTGAACCGCGCTCAGATCGAGTCCATGCAGGCTCGCATCGGCGCGAAGCCTGACGGATGGTGGGGGCCGGAGAGCATCCGTGCGCTCACGCGGCATCTCAGGGCTATGCAGCCCGGCACATCGCCAAAGGCCAGCACAGCGGCTTGCAGGGCATTCTACGGAGACCCTGCGAGTGTGCCGCTCGTGCGGATCAAACCGCCGTTTCAGATTTATCTCTACGATACAAACAAAACAATCGACGGCATTGCGATCCACGCAAAATGCCACGAGAGTTTGTCGTCGGTTTTAGAAACCCTGCTCGACTACTACCCAACCCCAGCAAACCGCGCGGAGGCAGGCGTAGACAGGTTCTTCGGCTCTTACGCAGTGCGCGCCCAACGAGGCGGCAGCGAGCCGAGCAAGCATTCTTGGGCAGCGGCAATCGATCTCGACGCAGATCGCAACGGACTGCACACCGCTTGGCCAACCCGCGCACACATGCCGCTTCGCGTCATCGAAGTCTTCGCGCAGCACGGGTGGATCAATCTCGGAGCAACAATCGGGCGCGACGGCATGCATTTTCAGATGACCCAGTGACTATGAAACACACAAAAATCAAATCACCGCCAGATCGAGAAACAATCATGCTCCAAGTCCGGCAGATGCTGGCGGAGCACTTTGACTGCGGAGTTGTTATTGTCTCTTGGGAAGACGGAGGGGAGACCTACCACATGCACATGAAGCACGGGAACGAATACGCATGTCGCAGCCTTGCTGGTGATGCCGATGACATACTCTGGCCGATCGAAGGCGAAGACGACGAAGAAGAGGAAGCCGAAGCATGAAAGCCACACTTGAATTCACACTACCCGAAGAAAGATGCGAGCACATTTGCGCCGTCAAAGGAATGGATGCGATCTTAGTGCTCGACGACCTTCTCAACGAGATTCGCTCCTTCCTCAAACATGGCTCAGGAGAATTCCGCGAATGGCGAGACGAAGAAGGTGAGACGCACGCAGCCTGCGACGCCACCCTTGAAAAAGTTCGCTCCTATATTTGGGAACTCCGCAAAGATAACGAAATCCCTGACCTACCTTAATATGACACCGACAAAAAAGTGGAAAAAATGGATGGCAGTTGGATGCTCCCATGGCGATCAGATCGACGAGGAGGCTCGCAAGGCCGTGCTTGCGTTTAAGGAACGATGGAAACCGGACACGACATTTCACCTTGGCGACTTTCTTGACCTCGCCGCATTCCGCTCCGGAGCCGTCAACGATCCCAACTCTGCTGATCGCGCAGCGAGCGTGAGCGACGACCTCAGCGCAGGCATTGATTTTCTGCACGAACTCCGCCCGCAGCACATTTTATACGGAAATCATGAAGCCAGGCTTTACAAGCTCGCATCATCGCCAAACGCGCTCTCAGCGCACGCAGCGACACTGACCATCCAAGCTATTGAGGCGACAGCCAAGAAGCTCAAGGCGCGCCTGTATCCGTATCACATTCGATCCTACGCCGAACTCGGAGGAACAAAATTCCTGCACGGCTACATGTATAATGTGCAAGCCATCCGTGACCACGCAGAGACCTACGGCAACATGCTCATGGCACATTTACACCGGGTTGGCAGCGAGCGCGCAAGGACTCTCGACGGAGCAACCGGATACTGCGTCGGCATGCTGGCGCGATTTGACATGGACTACTCGAGCCAACGCCGGGCGACACTTGCATGGTCTCAGGGCTTTGCTTACGGGCATTACACCGACAACTCCATCACCGTGAATTTATGCGAGAGAAAAAAACAAAATCCGTGGCTCTTACCGATATAGACAAGGCTTGGTCTCAGGCGTTCGCAAACAACATCGTTGAGGATGCAGAACTCCTGCGCAAACAAGGGTGGAAGACGGTATATGACCTATCTACAGAGACGGGGAGGCGGGCAAATACTCTCAGCACGAGCATGAGGGTAGCGGTCGAATCTGGAAAATTTGAATGCAAAAAAACACGGATTCTTAATTCTGGTAAAGTTGCTCTGACAAATTTTTACCGTCCGATTATTAAGCCGTAAAAGCCCGCAGATCCGCGCTGGCATTGGGTGCGAAGGCATGTAAAGCTTTTTCGCAATATTTATTTTCGCCCTTCGCGAAAAATTATCTTTGCATTTTTTGCAGATGTTAGAAGGTCTGCACATCGAACGGGAGGAACCCGAACGAGAGAAACAGAAATACAAATACAAAATGAAACTCTACCTCTGCGAGGGCTACGACCCTCTTTTTGGAACTATTCGCGATATCGTCCGCGCTGCCTCCCTGACTGATGCCAATGCTAAATTTTTGAGCAAACACGGCATTCCATCCCTCCACACCAACCCTACTAAATTATGATCGACCTAAATGACCCTTCAGCCGTCTGTCGAAGCGTCGGATACTTCATTCAATACCTCGGCATCATCACACCAATCCTCGCCTTGGCGTGGATCACCTGGAGGATCGCACGATGAGCGCGTGGATAAAAGCAGGCAAATTAATGCCGGACACTGACAGCAGTGTTCTGATCGCTACTGAGGATGGCGAGGTAGAGGCCGGATACGATGACGGTCAGGACTGGCGGTATCTAAGCGGTGGTAAGGTTGAGGGCGAGGTCACTCACTGGATGCCGTTCCCTGATTCACCGGAGGAAGCATAATGAGCGGAGCCGATTCTAAGGTTATCGAGAACATGCATCTTTTTGGCGGCTCGTTTGTCTATGCCTTGGCTCGCGCAGCGACAAAGGCAGACCCCGAAAACCTTGCGAAGATCAAGGCGACTTGGCCGGAGCTTTGGGAAAAATATGCAAACTGGGAGAAGGGTGAAAAATGAGCGCAACTCTCGCCATCTGTATTGCAATCTTAACTCTCGGCTCGTGCTTCGCATCTTACTGGTGCGGACAGCAAAATATCCTGTGGCGGATGCGCCAGCACGACATGCGCCGCCGAGAGAAACAACGCCGCTGGCGCGAGTTCGAGGAGGAAGATTAGCATGATCGCTCTTGACCCCGGGACAACCCACACCGCGTTTGTCCAATTTGACCACGGCCTGATAATCGACCACGGCCACCTGCCGAATACAGAGATCAGGCAAATCCTGATCGGGCGCGAATACAACAGCGTGGCCTGCGAGATGATTGCATCCTATGGCATGGCGGTCGGGGCCAGCACCTTTGAAACCTGCGTCTGGATCGGGCGGTTTATTGAGGTGGCACGCACGGACGTCCGGCTCTGCTACCGCAAGGACATAAAAATGTATCTCTGCGGCTCTATGCGAGCCAAGGACGCAAACATCCGCCAAAGACTTATAGACATTTTCGGGCCGCAAGGCACGAAGAAACAGCCGGGGGGAACCTACGGCATTAAATCCCACACTTGGGCGGCTCTGGCAGTAGCCGTTTACGCTGCCGAAACAACAAAACATGAAATAAAAAATGAAAATGACAACTCAAATAATTAGAGTCACGCCTGATCAGGCGAAAGAATGGATTGAAAATGCAAACTTTAACAATCCACGCAAAGTAATAAACTGGACGAATGTCATAAGATTCGCACAAATAATGAAGTCGGGGAAATGGACGACTACGCATCAAGGCATTGCTTTTGATAAATTCGGCAACTTGGTTGATGGCCAGCACAGATTGCTTGCAATTATAAAAGCAGATATTGCAATTTCCTTAATGGTGACAACTGGAGTATCACTTGACTCCGTTCCAGATATGGATCAAGGATCAAGGCGAAATACCGCTACCTTGTTAGATGTAGATAAACGTTTTGCGGAAATAATTTCATTTTTTACAAGGATAGTAATAAATCAGAGACCTGGACGATACGACCTTGAAGTAATGCGCTCACTTATCTTGGATGATTGTAAACGTCTTATTGACGTATGCGGATCAACCAGACAAAAAATATCAACCAGTCCTGTCAAGGCGGCTTTTGTATTTTTTAAACAAAAATACGGAGCAAAAAACTGCTTCCATGAATACAGGGATTTCATATTGTTGGATTTACGCAAACTCGAAACAGTGCAATGCGTCACGCCAAGCCTTAGAGCATTACATCAACGGCTAACTGGCCAAAGTAATAGTAGAAAAGATAGGTCTATTACTGAAATAAATCCAAATACTGTATTTGCATACTCATTGTATGCCTTAAAAAACCCAAATAAAAATCTTAACACCGTGAATGTTGAGTCTTTATTATCCGAGTGCCGTGATTTCTATCGCGGATTTATTTCACCTCAAGATTTATAAAAATAGAAAGTTAACATATGAAAATAACAAAAGGCAAACAAGCACGCGCCCAGCGCGTCGTCCTCTACGGAGTGGAGAGCGTAGGCAAAAGCACATTCGCAGCGCAGTTCCCGAACCCGCTTTTCCTCGACATCGAGCAGGGCACCAGCCATCTCAACGTCGATCGTTGCGACATCGGCAGTTGGAAACAACTCACGGACTCGCTGGCGGAAGCTAAGGCTACCGACTACCAGACCATCGTTATCGACTCGGCCGATTGGGCGGAGCGTCTCTGCGTCGAAGACCTGCTGGCGACCAGCAAGAAGACAAGCATCGAGGATTTCGGCTTTGGCAAGGGCTGGGTGATGGTGGCAGAGCGGATGAGCCGCATGCTCGCCAGCATCGATACGCTGATCGACGCAGGCAAGAATGTCGTGTTGATCGCTCACAGCAAAATAGTGCGGTTTGAGGCACCGGATGCTCTCGCAGCATACGACCGCTACGAACTCAAACTCAGTAAGCAAAGCTCACCACTGCTCAAGGAGTTCGCGGACGAGCTTTGGTTCTTACGGTTTAAGACCAAGGTCTCGACCACCGACACCGGCAAGGGCAAGGGCATCGGCGGCAAGGAGCGCATCCTGCTGACCACACACAGCGCGGCCTACGACGCGAAGACCCGCAGTGGGCTGGCGGAGGAGTTACCGTTGGAGTGGGCCAGCGTCTCGCACCTGTTCCCGATCGCGAAGGCGGCACCGGCGCCAGCACCAGCACCAGTGATGGTCGTCAAGACCGAGGATTGGACGATCGAGGTCGCCAAACACGGCGCCGCAGCAACAGAATTCCTGCGAGCCAAAGAGCAGATCACACCGGAGCAGGATTGGACAGAGGCATCAGACCGGGTGCTCGAACGCATCCGCCAGGATGTTCCGAAGTTCTTGGCGACGGTGGCGGCATTCCACGACCTAACAGCGGAGGCGAAATGAAGGAGCTGTCACCAAGCATGCTCCCGAAGCTCGAAGGCTGTCCTGTCTATGTCTCGCAGTGGACGACGAGTCCGGCTGCGGAGCGCGGAACGCGAGTTGATCGGTGGATACGCGACCGCATCCACATTATTATAGATCACGAGCCGATGCCGGAAGATGAGAAAGAGACCGTGATGTGGGGAGTCCACAAGCTGCTCGAATTGGCCGGAGACCACGACATCGAATGCCGCGAGACGCACCTTGCTATGTCCGTGCCTGCTCTCAGCAGGGTCGGCACGGCGGATGCACTCTGCGTTGACGGAGGGTGGCTGGCAGATGTAAAAACAGGGCAGGTGCGGGACTATCTTGCGCAGGCCGCAGCATACAGCTGGGCATGCATGGAGCGATACTTTGCCGACTTCTGGGTGGCGCACATTATTTTCGTGGATCAGCGCCTTGTGCGCACCTACGAATTTACAATCGAGGAGGCAGAGAAAATCACACGGAGAGCAATCGACCGCGCGACGTGGGTTCACGCGAAGCCAACACCCTGCGAGTATTGCGACTGGTGCGCGAACAAGGACACCTGCAAGGCGCTCGTTGTCCAGAGCAAGGCGGCACTGGCTGATGTCAGCGCAGTTAATGGAGACTCCCTTACCATCATCCGCGACCGGATTCTTGCCGATCCGCATCAACACGCGGATTTTGTAAGCCGATACAAATTCTTCGTCAAGGAATTTGGCGAGTCTCTTACAGACGCGCTACGTGCTCGTCTGGATGAAGGAGAGAAGATCGACGGATGGGCACTGACCAATCCGAAGGATCGGCAATACATCGAGCCAGAGACGGCATTGATGGTCGCTGGTCAACTCGATCCGGAAACCGCATTTCTCGCTGGGGGAGGGAAAATGTCGGCAGAGAAATTTCTCGAATTTGCACAAGAGTTGCAAATCGAGAATCCCCACAACCTGGTTAAAAGCGCTCCAGGCACAAAAGCAATGCGCCAAATCAAAAAGAAAAACTAAAATGCCAACATACAAATCAAGCGAACTAAAACAGGCCGGTATCTACTACGTAGAGCCTGGCGTTTACAAAATGGAGGTTGCGAGTGCAGCCGACAAAACAAGCCAAAACGGAAATGCGATGATCAAACTCGTCTGCAAAATCCTGATGCCAGACGGCTCCGCAGGCCCAGAGGTCTGGGATCACTTAGTATTTACTGCCAAGGCGGCTTGGAAAATCGATCAATTCCTTGCGTCTATCGGACGGGCAACAATACCCGGAGAGGACATCGATGTCGATGCGATCAATCTGATCGGAGCGACAGGCGTTGCTCTGATCGGTGAGGAGCCAGGGCAGACGAACCCTGACCACAAATTCAACACCATCGAGCGTTGGATTTTCGGAGACGAGCGCGAAGGATTCTTGGACGGTAAGTCTAAGATGGTCGCGAAGAAACAAGCTGTCGTAACGGCAGTCGAAGACAACGACGAGATTCCGTTTTGACCTAAACCTTAGTGACCGGGGCGCGGCGGGATACGCGCATACAAATTATGAATATAAAAGATGCACGTGTTTACTGGAATAACGAGACCAAAGAATTTCGTATTGAAAAAGGGATTGGGCCCGGTGCGAAAGACAGCCTTCGTTTTCCACTTTGGCTTGAAGCAAGACAAGGAGGGAAAACATCTCAAAAGCAAGTCCTATCATTAATTACAGAAGCTATTTTTCTTCTTGAAAATGAGGGATTTGATCTTAAATCCACACTAACAGAACTGAGAAAAATCTCAGAAATAGAAAAAGCATTTAGAGAAGACCCTTATTCAAGGTTTTAACATGCTTGCTAAAATTACCAACTGGATCGTGATCTGTGCGAACCTTTATCAAATATGAAATACGACAACGAAATACTCTTCACTCGCGAACTGCTCTGCGCGATGATTCAACAGGCGGTCTTCGACGCTCGAAACGACACGGTCTATGAAAGCAAAAGCCTAAACGAGCACAGAGAGATCAATCAACGCAGTGCGATTGTATTTCTAAACTCAAGATTTTACGGAGACCTATGCGAAGCATTAGGCGATGCGGCCGGCGTGGTGCTGCCATCGAAGAAGATCAGACAGAAAGCACTATCATGACAATAAAACAAGATTATCCAGCCTGGACGTGCTGGACGTGCGGCGCCCTGCACGGCAGGAAATCACCACGCATATCGACTTGGCATTACGGCAAGTGCGATGTCTGCGGAAAAAATAACAATGTGACCGAGCCAAGAGACTTTGGGCATTTTCCGAACTGGTTTACAAAGGCAAAAAAATGAGCGAGCGACTTACACCAGAGACAGATGCGTCTCAACACGAAGGGCTTATTAGAGGAAACGTAATGCCGACGCAAGTCGTGCATGTTAATTTTGCACGCAAGCTGGAGCGCGAGCGCGACGAGGCGAGGGAGGCGTTGGCCTCGCGGGAGGTTGTGCTTGCTCAACAGAGGGTCATAACCGATTTGATCTTAGAACGCGATCAGGCGAGGGCGGTATTGCAGGAGATTGAGGCAGCTCGGTGGCACACTGCCTGTGAGCTGAGGAGGATCGCAACCCGGGCATTGGGGAGCAAAACATGATCCTGTCACCTGACTTTCCAGACCACTACAAGACCAAAATTTTGCTCCGGCTTGCCGGTCACGCCGGAGTCTTTAGCCTGATCAAATTGTGGTCGCAATGCCAGTTTCGGCGAAGCGAGAGGCTTGACAAGTCACCGGAAATTGTCGCAGCAATCGCAGACTGGGACGGCGATCCGATGGTATTAGAGCATGCGCTGACCGAAAGTGGGTTTGCGCGCAGGGACGGAGATGCGTTGATAATGCACCAGTGGCAGGATCAAAACAAGCGTCTATTTGCGAATAAGGAGAACGGATCGAAGGGTGGGCGACCTAAAAGTAGCGAGCCTAAGTCATTGAAAAAACGCTCGCCTTTTAAGCTCTAAAAAACCCAACTGAAACCCAACGATAACCCAACCGTAACCCAACACTAACCATCACTGGCTTAGATAGAGTAGATATACTCTATCGAGTATGGCTACGCCTCTCCCGCCTTCGGCGAGAGGCTACGCCTCCAGACCAGAAAAGAACACCGAAAATGCCGACGCTAAAACGAAACGAAATACCAGAGCCAAAAAGCGCGGTGCCAAAAGCACCGACTGCGGAAAAAGCGGCCCTGTCGATCCTGCTCCAAAACTACGACGCTCTTGACGCGGCGCGATGGGACGCAGATTTATTTTTCGAGCACAGCCACCGAGTCATTCTGTCAGCTGCAAAGGAGTGCCACCACCAAGGGCACACTGCCGACATTTTCCGACTCCAGTCGGTGCTCGAAGAAAAAAACCACATCGAAGCCGCCGGGGGATATCTCAACGTCACGGAACTTTTCACGTCCTACCCGAGCCGCGACATCCCAACGGCATTGGAGTTTCGGCAAGATCTGCTCAAGGCTCGCCGATATCGCCGGGCGATGGTGAAGTTGGCTGAGAGCAAAGATGACATCAGTGGCATGCGTGCCGACTTGTCGAGCCTGGCACAGCACCTGACCGACAACGACGACGAGGTCGTGCAGGCCGCAACGATCAAGCAACAGTGCGAGATGTTGATTGCCGAACTGGAAAAGATAGATCCGCCGGAACGGTTCTCGACCAACATTCGCGGCCTCGATCAAAAGCTTAACGGTGGGTTTGAGCGTGGGACGCTCGCTGTGTTCGCCAGCGAGACTTCGGGGGGTAAGTCCATTGCTTTGCTGCAAACTGCGCTCTGCGGGGCTGCAAACGCAAAGACGGGCATCATATTCAGCCTTGAGATGAGTGTCGTGCAGGTGCTCGCCCGACTTGTCGCCTGTCAGAGTGGATGGCGGTGCGCGTCGGCGTTCGAAAAACCGAACACCCAACACAGCCAGGGGATGATGGCAGGGATCGCTGCGATCTCTCGACTGCCGATTACCGTCATTGACCATCTCAGCGACATCGAGTCCATCGAAAACCTTTGTCGGCAAACCAAGCGTGCCGGACTGGATTGGATCGTCGTGGACTACGTGCAGCTCTGCTCGCCATCGGCGGACAGCAAAAGCGAGACCCGGGAACAACAGGTCAACGAAGTCGTCCGCAGGCTCAAACTTCTCGCCTTGCAACTCAACATTTGCGTCCTCACCGCATCGCAACTCAACAAGGACGGGGAGTTGCGCGAGTCAAAAGCGATCGGACACCACGCCGACTACGTCCTCAACATTGATCACGCCAACGCGCCCGACGTCGAAATCATCCTGCAAAAAAACCGAAACGGAGAACGGCACGTCTCTGCGCCGGTGCTGATGCAAGGCGGCATATCTCGCTTTGTCGATCGGGCGGTGAAATGACAAACCATTTTGTCGACTCTAACAAAATGGTCAGGGGGCGGAGTATAACTGAGAATCTTAACATTGTTCTTAGCATTGTTAAGATAGTCTGTTTCAGGGGGCGGAGAGAAATACTTTTTGCAATCCTCACCTCGTCAGGCGACAACTCCCTTCGATGCAAGACGAGCGCGACCCAGCGGAATTCGACGAGGCGAGCTACACCGTGGACTACGCAGCTCACTGCGACGGCACGCCGACATCTGAGCCAGTCACCAGCCACCGACGCGCAGCGGAATCAATGATGCATACGCTTAATCATTTCCTGACCTTCTTTGCAGAGCATGGCTACTGGCGCTCCAGAACGCTCTGGGGCGTGGCTTTCGCCCTCGGGCATCCCATGACAGCGGGGAGGAGTATGCTCGAGGTCGCACGCGATCTGGGCTGCACCAAGCAAGCGATCTCCAAGGTCGCCACCAACTATCTCAACGAGACGGGACTCCCGCCATCAGCCGCACTCAAGACAGAGCAAGCAAAAAATACATACAAAAAAACAAATGGAAATCGTAACCCACACCCAACCAACTAACCTCGAAGCCATCGAGACCGCAGCCAAGGCTCGCTATGCCGAAGCCCTACTCCTCGCCAGCCAAGCCAAACACAGCGCACGTGAGTCCCTCAACGCCCTTGCCGAGTGCGGGTCGCTCCTCATGCTGGGCAAGGAGCAAGTCGTTAATCGTCCAGAGTGGATTCTATCGCTGGGCATACCTTTGGATCACGCAGAGAAGGCGGTGTTCTTGTATCGCAACCGAGAGCAGTTGCTCCTCGACCTGTGGCCGTCCGATGTTGCTCGCGTCGGTCTTCAGTTCGCGGAGTTGCTCCCGCCTCCAGGCTCGGCTAACCGCGAGACCAACGACCCGGAGCGCACGACGGGGCCAAGTCGCCTGTGGCTGGCTCATGCCGGCAAACTACACAAGAGCCTGATTGATCTCACGACCGCAAAGCCTGTCAGCGACTGGCGCGACGACGAAAAAGAAAATCTCCGCATCGCACTCGAGCCGATCATGAAAATCTATCGCGAGTTGGAATAGTTGACAATCCTACCAGATAGGATATATGTTTAATGAAATGCCCACATTGCAACCAGCAAATCAACATCGGCAAAGTTCTTGGAGCTTTGACATCAAAGAAAAAGGCAGCATCGTCTCGACTGAACGGAAAGAAGGGGGGAAGGCCAAGGCTCGAATCTACCCAGTCTACCAATCCAAGTGTAAGGGATGCTCAAAACAATTTGAGTGCAATACAAAATCTCAGCCCTATTGCTCGCATGATTGCTACGTCAAGCATAAATCCAAATTACAACCGATGATTCCGTGTATGGTTTGCTTGCAAGGATTAGGATTCGGGATAAAGGCGATTGGAAGGAATATGGCGATGAAGCATCCTGTTGTCAGGATCACAATGATCCGCGCTGGGGTTTACAATCCAAAGGGAACCAGTAAAGTCGCAGGCAATCGCGAATTCCTTTCATCTCGACAAAATGCAGTAGATCCTGGGAATAACCTAAAGATTAGAAGAGCCCCAAAGAGAACATACGAATCTGATCACAAGACACCAATTCAAAAGACAAGGCGTCTGCTTCGGAATCAAATATCAAGAATGTGTTTCCATATGCGAATGCAACGGGACATGCGAACCGAGCAATATGTGGGATGTTCATTTGAAGAAGCGAAGCGCCGGATTGAATCACAGTTCACTCGTGGCATGACATGGGAGAATTACGGATCATTCTGGACTCTTGATCATATAGTTCCTCTCTCTTCATTCGATCTGAGCGATGAAAGGCAGCGCATGTTTGTTAATCACATTTCAAATTTGAGGCCACTGAATGCGAAAGAAAACATTCAAAAAGGAAATAAAATTCCAGCCGCTCATCAATTTGATCTTATCGCAAATTAAAATTGTAGAAACTTTTGTAAAATTTTTGAAGGCTACCGTAACATGCTAATTTCCATGGGC